ATACGGAGAACTGGTATAACACAGATGATAGACAAAGGTGTACCATTGCCACAAATCATGGCTGTATCTGGACATACACATGTGTCCTCTGTGAAGCCATATCACAAGCACACTTATGAAAGTGCAAGTAGTGCCTTGACACGTAGAGACATTAGTGTACAATCGACTGTAAGGAGCAACATTGAAAGTGATACACTATGAGTGTATATAATATTATTAATGATATAACACTTACAAATGGAGACACTAAGCGTATGGATTGTCCTGAGTGTGGTGGTCGTAAGACCTTTACTGTGACAAACAATCTTGGCTCTCTTGTGTGGAATTGTTACAAGGCAGGTTGTCATGTATCTGGTGGTAAGCGTGTGCATCTTACAGCAGATGATATACGTAAGTCATTGGGTAGTGTTGCAGAAGAGACACACTCCATAACTTTCGACAAACCTGAGTGGCTTGTAAAAGATGACGATGCCATTGCAGCGTTCTGTAATGAGTGGGAACTAGACCCCAAGGTGTTGGGGTTACTGTATGATGTGAAGGAACATCGTGTGGTGTTCCCTGTAATGCAGGGCAGTGCAATGGTAGATGCCACTGGTAGAGCGTTAGGCAAACGCATACCCAAGTGGAAACGATATGGAAAAAGCAGCTTGCCATACGTGTGTGGACGTGGTAAAACTGCTGTAGTTGTTGAGGACTGTGTGAGTGCAGCCATCGTAGGTACTGATGGATTTGTCGGGGTCGCAGTGTTGGGTACATCATTATCCGATGGGCATAAGAAGTACTTATCACAGTTCTCAACAGCAATTGTAGCTCTTGACCCTGACGCATTACCCAAGACACTACAGTTTGCAAAAGAATTACGAGGGCATGTATCTGATGTAAAGGTACTACGCCTTGACGATGACCTGAAGTATAGAAACCAAACCGACTTAGATAAACTAACAACACTAGGAGACACATAATGGAATTATCATTAGTACGCAGCTTGATGGACAAAGAGTTCTACGATGAGCATCGTGGTGCTAAATGCCCAGACAGGTTGTTCAGCACAGATGTGCGTAAGATCAAACAGGCAGTAGATACAGCTATGGATCGCTACTCACGTACAGTTACACCTGACGAGATAGAAGCATTGTTCATGGCAAACAATCCGACACTCACGACTGCACAGAAGCAAGCGTACAGTCACTTGTTTCATCAGGTAAAGAAAGAAAAACCTATGGGCAGTGACGTAGCACAGGAAGTATTGTCCAAGTTGTTTCAACAAGTGGTGGGTGAGGACATTGCAAACCTTGGGTTTGATTATGTAAATGGTAGTAAGTCTAGCCTCGAACCATTACGCAATTTACTTGAACAACATGGTGATGACTTCACGCCTAACCTGAATGTAGAGTGGGAAGACATTAGCCTAGATACCATCCTGTCAATGACAGATTTGGAGTCACAATGGACGTTCAACATTCCTACCCTGACACGTAAGGTAGAGGGCATCAATGCAGGACATTTGATTGAGGTAGGGGCGAGGCCGAACACTGGTAAGACCTCATTCCATGCCTCTCTGGTGGCCTCTCCACAAGGGTTTGCTTGGCAAGGTGCTAAGTGTATCATTTTATGTAACGAAGAAGGCTATCACAGGGTGGCTCACAGGTACATTACAGCAGCTACAGGCATGGACAAGTACGAGATTAGTAAGAACAAACACAAGGCTATGGAAGTGTTCGATCAGATACGTAAGAACGTCATGTTCAAGGATGCTACAGGTCGTGACATGAACTGGGTTGAGTCTGTGTGTAAGTCATACAAGCCTGACATTGTGATACTGGACATGGGCGACAAGTTCGCCAAGATGGGTGGCTTTGCACGTCCTGACGAGGCACTCAAGGCTAACGCTGTACATGCAAGACAGATTGCAAAGCAGCATGAGTGTGCTATCTTCTACATGTCTCAGCTATCAGCAGAGGCAGAGGGCAAGGTGGTACTTAACCAAGCCATGATGGAAGGATCACGTACAGGTAAGGCAGCAGAAGCTGACCTGATGATTATGATTTCCAAGAACCCTACAGTCGAGGGTCAAGAGGAAGAAGATAACCAACGCCATATCAACGTTGTAAAGAACAAGTTGTCTGGTTGGCATGGTATTGTACACACTGATCTTGAGTACAAGATTGCTAGGTACGTTGCATGAGTTGGGTCATACTTATTACATTGATGATGGGTGATCCATTTGTGATACCGCACAAAACATTTGAGTACAAAGAAGAATGTGCTGAGTATGTTACTGATGTTGATAATGCAAGTACGCTTGCAATAGAAGTTATTTCAGTAGCAGGATTTAACGATCCTGTAATAGATATTAGTTGTGTGATAAGGAGAGAGGGATGAGACTAGCAGTAGTAATAGACGTTGATGGTGACATCATGTATGTACCAGAGAATACACATGGGTTTGTAAATTTTCCCAAGCCAAAGCTATTTGATAATTTGAAAGATGCACAGGAAGAATGTGACAAGTGGAATACAGGAGTAATAGTTGACTTCGACACAAACAGGTCTGTCGATAAGGTAAGCACCTACAATGACATTAGGCCATTTAGTTTTGATGAGCGTCAACGAGCAAAGGAACGAAAGGAAATGAACAATGGTTAGTATGACACTCATAGAAGAAGTAGAATTACTTGCTGCAATGAAACGGCACAAGTTAACTTTAGAAGAAGCCAAAAAAGCTATGGCTGAGTTTGCTAACAAAAAGGAATTTGAAAAGCATCTTGACGATTACTACTCAGATGAGTTAGTAATAGATGCAACACACGCAACCGTAACAGCCGACTATTAGGAGACACAATGAAACTGACCCTTGACGTAGAGAACACAGTGACAAAACGAAACGGCAAGCTACACCTTGACCCTTTCGAACCAATGAATACATTAGTCATGGTGGGGATGCTAGATGATCTTGGTAACGAAGACCTTGTAACATTCGATCACGCAGAGCAAACGCCCACGACAGAGGGGAGGACTATCGTCCAACTAAAACTGGATGAAGCCTCCCTTCTAATTATGCACAATGCCGCACACGATCTGGTGTGGCTATGGGAATCAGGCTTTACCTATGAAGGTGAAATCTTTGATACCATGCTAGGTGAGTACATACTACAACGTGGACAGAAAGAACCACTGTCACTTGAAGCATGTGCAGAACGGTATGAGCTAGACACAAAGAAGCAGGACACAATGAAAGAGTGGCTCAAGGCAGGTAAGTCTGTACGTGACATGAACCACAAAGAATTGTCTTCCTATCTGTCAGCAGACCTACATGCCACACAAGAGTTGTACAACCACATTGATACAAAGCTACGCATGTATGAAGAGCACATGCCATTGCAGAATACTGTCAAGCTGACTAACCAACTGGCTGTACACCTAGCCAAGATATATCAACGTGGGTTTGCAGTTGACCTTGATGAACTAGAGAATGTGCACAAAGAGTTTGAGCAAGAGCGTGGACAACTCATACGTGAGCTAGAAGAACAGGTGCGTGAACTGATGGGTGATCGCCCAATCAATCTGGCAAGCACAGAGCAGTTGTCATGGGTTGTGTACAGCCGTAAGCCCAAGGATAAGAAATTCTGGTCAGAGTTATTCAATGAACGTATGGATGACCAAGACTATCGGTATCAGGTACGTAACAGTAGTGACGTGTTGTACAAACAAAAGGCCAAGCAATGTGATACGTGTAATGGCAGTGGAAAAGTATGGAAGGTAAAGAAAGATGGAACAAAGTATGCTAGACCTAACAGATGTCCTACGTGTGATACTGTGGGGTACACTTTTACTGATACTAATCAGGTAGCAGGGCTAAAGTTCTCTGCGCCTACAGCCAAATGGGTGAGCCATAGTGGATTCTCTACTAGCAAAGACAACCTCGTTTTCCTTGAAGGCATTGCACGTAGTAAGGGCATGACTGAAGCTGAGACATTTCTCAAACGTGTACGTAGACTGAGTGCCGTAGAGACTTACCTGAGTAGCTTTGTAGATGGCATAGCCACACATACTAAGATGGATGGTAAGCTGCATGTACGATTACTACAGCACCGTACAGGTACAGGCAGACTGTCAGGGGCAGACCCAAACATGCAGAACATGCCACGTGGTGGTACGTTCCCAGTGAAGCGTGTGTTCAAGTCACGATGGGAAGGTGGACAGATCATGGAAGCTGACTTTGCACAGTTGGAGTTTCGTGTAGCTGCATTCCTGTCACAAGACAAGACTGCTATCGAAGAGGTAGCTACTGGCTTTGATGTGCATAGTTATACAGCTAAAGTTATCTCTGATGCAGGGCAACCTATCTCACGTCAAGATGCTAAGTCACATACCTTTGCACCTCTGTATGGTGCTAGTGGGTTTGGACGTACAGAAGCAGAGGCTGCATACTACAAGCAGTTCACAAAGAAATACAGTGGCATAGGCAAGTGGCACGAAGCTCTCGCCAAGGAAGCACTGAACACTGGCAAGATACGTACACCATCTGGACGTGAGTTCTCATTCCCTGATGTACAACGTAGACGCTTTGGTGGTGTGACATATTTCACACAGATAAAAAATTATCCTGTCCAATCGTTTGCCACTGCTGACATTGTACCTATATCTCTGATATACATTGATAAACTGATGGGTGTAAATCAGATGTGGTCTTGTATTGTAAACACAGTGCATGACAGTATCGTGATTGATGTTCATCCAGATGAAACAGAAAAGGTACTCAAGGTAATAAACAGAACAAATGAAATGTTAACATCGTTAGTGAATAAGAAGTGGAACATTGATTTTAATGTACCATTATTATTAGAAGCAAAAATTGGTGACAATTGGCTTGACACAAAAGACGTTGC